AAACTGACGGCCTACCAGAAGGAAGCGAACCGATCATGTATGCCCGGCGAAAGTCGTCCCACGGGGTATATGTTATTTGGGCTTCGTCCGCTGCATCGAGGTAAATCCTCACATCGTCGGTCTTCCACTCTAGTAGGTCGTCAATAGATAAAGAGGCGGGAGTGTAGGTATAAGTCCCGGAAATCAAAGCAGAGGAAAAATCTCCTTGCCTAAAGTTCCAGGTTGTATGAAGAGACTGAATGTCTTCATAGGCGCTATTCACCCATGTAACAATTTCTCCTAGCTCCCCTACTTGCCCAACAACAGAAGCCGGGCCAGTCCCGGATACCCCCGCCTCCATTCGCAATCTCTGACAAAGCTGAAGATAGTTCAACTCGCCAAAATCCTTTCGAGCCATTCACGGCCCTTGGGGTTCGGATCGTTTAACACCTCGAACGGATAAGACAGAACCGCCCGTTCAACCATACGGATATTGCTCGGGTCCCTTGGGTCTGCCGCCTCCTGTTCGTAAGTGTAGGTCCGCGCTCTCGCCAACGCCTCAACATACTTCCGCTTAACTTTCTGCTTTTGCCCGCGAATAAAGTATTGAGAAATACCATTCACCGAAGAATAGACAGGGGCCGGGTCCAAAGCTGATGTCGCAACTCGAACAGTCAAAATCTCGTTGGCAAACGCCTCGCTTTCCACGTTCACGTTCTTACCGGGAACCTCGATCTCACCGCTATTCCCGATTTCATCCAACGGAAACGTGCGCTCCCTCTCAACCGCCGCCTCAACTGCTTTTGCCATATTACCTCACAATCCGCATAAGTTTAAAAAAAGGGGCCAGTCCCCCGGCCCCCGGTTAAGTTAAGAAGTCATTGGGGAAACCGGAACGGTAAACAAATTGTAAAACGTAATCGTCCCAGTCCCAATATCGTCCGTAATGTCATCCACGCCAACCGTAAATGCGGTCGCGCCTGTGGCAATTTTGATAGCGCCAATCGGGCAAGTACTGGCAGTCGGGGTAGGCCAATGAAGAACAGCCGTCCCGGCAGACAGCGCGGTATTGGAAACCTCTGTCCCCTTAACAACAGATAGAGTCCCGCTAGAATTAAGAAGAACAAGATACAAACAGGTAGTCCCAATGGCCTGTTCGGCACAAACAGTAGGCGCAATATTGTCCGCATCGCCCTTGTGATAAAGAACTCCGTTGATCGCGTAGTCTACACCTGCGCCATTGGAGGCAGCGATTTGAATGGTAGAGTCGTTAGTCCCCTCGGCCAAGCCTGCATAAGAAAAACATGCGGTCCCGCCACGGGCAAGTTCGTTAAGGTTCAAAGTCATTTTTCTTCTCCTTCTTCTTCAAAGAATTTTTCGTAAATCGGAATGTGGTCGTCAGACAACTTCCCTGCATCAGACAGCTTGGAAAGTTCCGACTTGATTAGATTCGCAACCGTCTCGCCAATCTTGATTTCCTTGCTAACATCCGCGCTTACGTTCCAAGCCAATACCCTTGACCCTTCACGGTCCTCTTCCCTGAACCCAAGATCGGCATTTTCCTTTTCAGAAAACGATAACGCCTCCCTCGTTTTGCGAATCAACTTCAGGTTCGTGTAAGATCCCTCTCTCGGCAACAACGCAAGCAACATCAACCTCTCTCTAACACTTAGTTTCATATGCCCTCCCTGAAGGCCCCTGGTAAAACCGCTGGAAAATCGGCCAGGGTTTCCGATCTTTCGGGTGCTACCCTATCCAGCGGATTCATCGGTTAGTTCCATTCCGTAGCGACAACACACGGGATATAATAAGCGGTAGAACCAATCTTAACCCGCAGCCCAACCGTATTTGCAGGAAGTTCGTACAAACTCACGCTGGACACCAACTTCGTAGTATCCGCAGCAGCCGTGAACCCCTGTATGCTAAACAAGTAAGCGTCGGTATCCACGTCAGCCCTCCCGGTCTCATCGCCGCTATTACACAGACGAAGAACCGAAAGTTCAGTTAGGCCAGCAGGGTCGGAAGCATCCCCATCCGAATACAACTCGAACATGCCGGCACAAAGCGTCCCGGTCGGTGCCCAAGAAGCAATGTCGGGGATATGGGTCGTTCCACGAATAGCCGCGCCAAGACCAGAACATTCCGAACCACCAGCCGTAGCCAGAAAGTTGAGCGAAATGTGTGCGCCGTGCGCCGTACCGATATTGGCATTAACGGTCGTGAAAGCTCTAATGGTTTCACCGCCGCCCGTGCCGGTCCCGGTCAGGTACAACCGAAGATAGGCAAGACGGTTATCGCCAGAAGTCGCCCCATTGTCGCAATACATCTTGACAAAGGCCATATTGGCGGTGTCCTCGGTAATCGGGGCCGAAGAAGTCCCCCCCTTGAGAATGCCGCCATCAGTGTTTTTGCCGAGAACATTGAAATCAGAAAGGTCAAATCGACCATCGTCGTCCATGAAAATACTGAACAACTTCCGGATAGACCTTCGTGCCCTCGGATCTGCAATGTAGTTAATATAGCTTTGAATTTTGTTGCTCATGTGGAATCCTTTCCGGGCAACCCTTGTTTAATCATTAAGACAAGTCAGACGCGCCACACTCGATACGCACCATCCAGTTTTCGTTCAGCCGCACACAGGAGTACCAAAAATCGGCACCCACATAACCGAACATACCGGACGGGTTTGCATGATTCTTCTGAGAGGCCGGGATAATCGTCGGAGAAATCCCAGAATACCCATGACCCTTCAAAGACACATGACCAAAAGCGTCTTCAGCCATGACCATGACAGGATAAACGTCCACGTTGGCAGCCCCGGCAGAAAGCATTCCGGTAACACCAACAGCAGCCCCGCCGGCCAGGAAGGGAGCGAACAACGGCGAAGCGATAAACCGGAAATCCTCAACAGCCCCAAACTCGCGGTCGTGAAGCGGTTTGATCGCACTCCCGTACTCAACCCGCTTGGTGAAACCCTCAAGATTGCGAATATCGGCAATCACATCGCTGTGGCAGAACACCACATAACCCGGCTCAACAGCGGAAGTGCCAAAGTCTGGACCGGGTTTAATCGCACTCGTCACCTTGCTAGCCCGGTTTTTCTCCAGCGCACGGGCAGCCTTGCGAAGTGCATTCAGGCTGATCGCGGTATTAACACTGGTACGGGCCGCGCCGTTGGCATAGATAACCGCAGTCCCGCCGCGCATCTGACCATAGGCCACAAGCTCGGCAACCTCAGCCATCGTCTGCCCGCACACCTTTGCCATATCTTCGGGAATATCGTCCTCGTACATCAACTGCGCCTTGCTGGTGAACTTGAACAGCACGGCATACTGAGTCAGGGTAGTCGAAACGTCCGTGTATGTGATAGTATTCGCAGTTGGGGTCACACCTTCAGACGTAACGAAGTTTGCGGCGGTAATCGACGGGGTTTCACTATACCCGTCAGCCGGGTTGGCCACAGCGGCTCCACCAAAAGGAACAACGCGCCGAAATACAACAGTATCGGTCTTGTTTAACGGTTGCTCTTTCTGCTGCCCGAACTTCCCCAATACCTGGATGTTCTCGGCAAACTTCAACATTTTCAATTCGGCCCGGAGTAGGTTCCGGGATGCTACTGTATCGTATTTTTGAACAGCCATTTAGCTACCCTCCCCATATCTGCTTCGACAAATGCCGCCTCAACTCTTCTGGCGTCATGTCGGCTTCAGACTTGATTGGTTTTTCCGAAACGCCTGTTGGAGAAACACTTCTCTCAAGGCGCTTTTTTCTTTCTTCCTTCACATTCGGTTGCGTCGGCTTTAAGCTGGCCTTGTAGGCGTCCAAGATCTCAATGGCGTCGTCAGCCTTTGTGCTTGCAGCCTTGTGCTTCATCTGTTCCGGTTGCGTCTTAAACCAAGACCAAAACTCCTTGGTTCTCAATGTTTGCTCATAATTCGGATGCCGGGCGGCAACAATTCGTTTTTCAATCTGCTCGGCAATCTGCTGCTGGATCTGTTTTTGGGACGTTAGAATGGCGGCTTGCGCTTCAGACTTGGAAAGAAACTTGTTCTCGTAATCGGCGCTCTGCGCGGCGATTTTATCTTCCATTGCCGAAGCCCACTCCGGAAAATCCTCCTTCAAGGACTTCCACGTTTCGTCGCTCTTTTTTGCAGCGTCTATTTGTGCCTGTGTCGGCGCTTTATCCCCAGCCTTGCGAGTATCAACGGCGGCACTTTTGGCTAAATGACTCTGAATCGCCCCTACACGCCCCTCTGTCGTTTTCAACCGGGACGTGAACTGTTCCAGCGTTGAACCAATCGCGTCCAGCTTTTCCCTTAGGGCCGCCGGAACACCGGCCAAGGGGTCTTCTTCGGGCGCTGCCTCTTCGGCCTCGCCCTCCGCTTCAGGTTGATCTTCTTCTTGGGGTTGAGCTTCTTCTTCATCCGGCTCATCCTGAGGCGGTTGCTCAAGCCCTTCGTTCACGTCAACCTTCGGCGCTCCATCAAAAACCTCTGCTACTAATTCATCCCTGATACCCATAAATCACCTCTCGGCACCGAATATCTCGGCGGCGATTCCTTTGGAGCGGACTACGCCCGGTCCTGCTTTTTCCAATTCCAACACGGCCCTTGCCATCTTGATCTGGCCCCTAATGGCGGCGGTAGCGTTCGCGTCCAGGGTCAGCTTCTCATTGCGTTCATGTAATTTTTTTATCTCACCCTCTAAAAATTCCTTGACATATTTCCAAGTACCTGAATATGTATCAAGCTGCGGCTCCATATCGTTTCCGGGCAACGCCGCATAAAAAATTTTATCCTTCCTCCACGGCCACTTAAAGCGCATACGCACTCCCTGCCGGCGCTCTGCCGGGCGGCTCAATCGGAGGCTTCGCTACTTGCGGGGAGGTCCCCGCTAACTCCTTCTGGGTTGTCAGCTTCATGGCTTCCTTTGATAGCATCGCCTTGATTTCCTGAAGCGTAATATCTCCCCTCTGAGCCAACTCAAGCATCTTGATTTCACGGTTAAGCATGGCAATCTGAAGGTCATGCTCCCTCTTCATCTTCGCCTCTTCGCTGTCCACCTGAAGCTCTAACTTCGCCCCCTCCTGCCGCATCTGCTCCCGCTTAATCTCGCTTTCGGCTTTTACCTGCGCCGCTTGTTGCGTCGCAATCGCCCTTGGATCTTGTTGCGGGTTCTCCCTAAGCTGGCGCTCGATCTCTTCAATTTCTTCATCCGGTTTCAAAATGTCTATTTTCTGTGCAGCCAAAGCAAACTTGATCGCCTTCTTCCAGTCGATAATTGCCCCAAACAAAGGATCGCCCTTTAGTTCCATCATCTGTAAAATAGCCTGAGACGCCCTTTCCCGTTGGAGCAATATCGAGGTTCCCCTTGGGTCAACCTCATAATCCCCCTTTACCTCGTCATTGTCTGAATACTGCATGTTCCAGTGGTAATAGCGAGTCAAATGCGGACGGGTAATTTGGTCGTCCCAATACTTTACCCTACTCCTTAACGCCACATTGGAAGCGTCAATCTTCAACTCCACCGCCCCCAATGTTTCTGGCGGCCCCATCGGCTCCTGCGGGAATGCCATCGGCATAGCCGTTTCAATATCGGCAAACTTCAGCGCCAACTCAATAATCGCCTGCAACTCTTTTTGATTGTTCTGTAATTGAAATTGTGCAAACGCCTTGCTTACATCTTGAATATCGCCGTCATAGCGCCATAGTTTTTTGCCGGTAAGCTCCCACTTGCCGTCTGCCGGCTGAATCCCCATGCCGATAACAACGTTCGCCCCTGCACTGTCACCAGCATTATCCATCATCGCTCGCCATGAAGCGGTAATCACCCTCTGGACCCACATCAGAATACGGGCTACGCCAATCCCCCATACACTCCCAGAAACTGGCGTCCAAGTAAAAAAATCGTAAGGCAAGTCCCCGGTGTCCAGCGCGTTCAAAGCCGCCTTAATCGGCCTGTCGTTTGCAAATACAACACAAGCTGAAAGCACCCCCTTCATGCCTTGACAATCGCACCCAAGCGCCTCAAGCTCTTCGGCATTCAAGTCACCATTGTATTCCCAAATCTCGTATGCGTCCCCTTTCCCACGATACGAAGTCTCAAGCTCCAAGGTCTTCTTTTCCCCCAAACCAACCATAGTCCGCTTGGGGTCTTCGGATAACACCAACTGAATTTGATCGTCCAGGTATCCCTCAACGCCAATCAACCGCCTGAGCTCTCGCGGAAGAACATAGTCGCGCTCCCATACATACGAAGCCTTCTTTATATCGTCGCCACAATGAGGGTCCGGGAACACATTCCAATAATCAACACGCTTAGAATATGGCCGGTGTTCCTCAATCGCCTCCATTATATAAGCGCCGGCCTGTTCGTCCCGCCGCCAACTCTTCCTTATCTTGGCAATAACGCTCGGCCCCTTCAAAATGCCAGTGCCAACCTTGACAGCATCCCGCACTACCTTTCGGCATTCGGCATTGAAAGAACACTCGGTAAGCTGATCGTCTATCTCAGCCTCCATACGCTGCATCTTTTCCTTGGCAGTCTCAATCTCGTTCTTTGCCAATTTGCCAAGGGTTACAGGCCCTTCATCGTCTACAACCGGCTGACCATTCAAAGAAACAGGCGTCTTGTTCTTCAACTGCTGCATCAAAGTCGGGACAGGAGTCGTCTTTAACCCCCAATTCCGATCATCCACCGGGAGCATAATGTCCGCAAACCTGCCCTCAGCTTGATCGCATCGGCCACGGATTACGTTCACCAACACCCTCGACCGGCGAGGCTCATTCCCACGAACAAACGATTCCCCTGTAGCGTAGCTGACCATCGACCGCCTGTTACCAGGTTCGTTCCCGTCGAAAGCATCTTCATCCTCAAGCCACCGACGCTCAACCCCTGAAGCGGCCCTGGCTTTCACGGCCATCTCGCGCTTGATCAAAATCTGGTTCGCCAGCACACTCAGCGCGTCTTGATACAAACCCTCTTCGCTATAAATGTCTTCCATTAGTAGCCCACCACATCATCAAGAACGCTGTAAGAAACGCTCGGTATAACCTCTAACCCCTTGTATTTCTCAGCACGACGAACACCTTCAAGCGCATAGCGAACGGCGTCTACACAATGATTGTGCTTATCCTCAAGAAGCGGCAAAATCTCACCCGTCAAAGGGTCGGTCTTGTACGAATACTTGCCAAG